GAATACCTTAGCTGGTATTTCAAGTAACATAACAACTGTTGCGGGCATATCTGGTAACGTAACTACAGTAGCTGGAATATCATCTAATGTCACGACTGTAGCTGGTAACACAAGTAACATAAACACTGTTGCAGGGAATAACTCTAATGTTACTGCTGTAGCTGGTAAAGCAACAGAAATAGGTAGATTAGGTACAGCTGCCGCAGTTGCAGACTTAGCAATACTTGGTACTACTGATGTTGTAGCAGACATGAACACTCTCGCAACAACTGCAAACGTTACAGCAATGGATAATTGTTCTGACGATATTGCAAATATAAATACAGTATCTGGATCTATAGCAAACGTAAATACAACTGCCGGAGCTATATCAAACGTAAACACAACTGCTACCAATATAGCAAACGTTAATACTGTAGCTGGTATATCTAGTAATGTCACAGCTGTAGCTGGTAATAACAGTAATGTAACTACAGTTGCTGGTTCTATATCTAATGTTAACACTGTTGCTGGATCAATAACAAACGTAAATACATTTGCTAATCGTTATCGTATTGCATCTTCTGCACCAACTTCTAGTCTTGATGTAGGAGACTTATATTTTGATACTACAAATAATGAGTTAAGAGTTTATAATGGCTCTTCATGGCAGGGTGGTGTAACAGCTACAGGTAACTTGCTACTTAAAACAGGTGGTCAGATGTCAGGTAATATAACCTTTTCTGGTAGCCAAACAGTAGATGGTAGAGACTTATCAGTAGACGGTGCAAAACTAGACGGTATAGAAGCTAGTGCAACAGCCGATCAAACTGCAAGTGAAATAGTAGCACTTATCTCTGGACAGACTATTGCACCCAACGTAATTACAACAACTAACTTAACCGTAGACTTCGGATCAATCGCATAATGGCAAAATTATTAAAACTAAGAAGAGGTACAACCTCGCAACATAGTAGCTTTACCGGAGCCGAAGGTGAAGTTACTGTCGATACAGACAAGGATGTTCTTGTCGTAAACGATGGCTCAACAGCTGGTGGACACCCACTAGCAGCAGAGGATATGTCTAACGTATCCTCCGCATCTATCACTGGTAGATTAGGTACAGGCTCTATTGCTACAGCTAAAATAGCTGATGCTGCAATTACAAATGCTAAGTTAGCTACTAACTCTGTGTCACAAGCTAAAATGCTAAACGACTCTGTTGGTACAAATGAAATAGTTGACGGTGCAGTAACTACGGCTAAGATAAATGATGATGCAGTTACAGCAGCAAAAATAGCTGATGATGCAATTAATTCAGATCGCTTAAGTAATAGTGCAGTATCTTCAGCTAAGTTAGCTACAAACTCTGTTACTACAGCTAAGATTTCAGATGGTAATGTTACTACAGCTAAGATAGCTAATGACGCTGTTACAGAAGCAAAAATAGCTAATAATGCTGTAAGTACAAATCAACTTGCAACCAGTGGTATTACTACAGCTAAAATAGCAAATGACCAGATTACACAAGATAAGATGGCTGACAACTCTGTTGGTACAGCTCAACTACGTGCTGGTGAAGTTACTACAGCTAAATTAGCAGCTGACTGCGTAACATCTGGTAAGATTGCTGACGATCAAATAAACTCAGAGCACTATGTAAACGGTTCTATAGATCATGTACATCTAGCTAACGACTGTATAGATAGTGATAACTTACAAAACGATTGTGTCAACTCTGAACATTATGTAGCAGACTCTATTGATTCTGAACACTATGCACCTAACTCTGTCAATGATGATGCCTTGTCACATACTAGTGTAAGTGCTGGTAGTTATGGTTCATCAACATCTATACCTTCTTTTACTGTTAATGCTCAAGGTAGAATTACAGCAGCATCTGGCAACTCTGTTAATACAGATTTAGTCGGTGACTCATCACCACAGCTAGGTGGCCACTTAGATACCAATAATCATAATATAGCTTTTACAACTGGTGAAAAAGCAACTTGGTCAGCAACCTCTGGTTCAGGCCCACAAATTTTTAATAGTGGTAGTAGCAGTAGAGATCTACACTTTAACATTGATAATGCTCATAAATATACATTTCATCAAAACGGAATCTTATACCAAAGAGGTGCTACCAGTAGTAATGGTGGTGCATACTCTAGCGTAGCAGCATCATACCCAGTTAGGGCATGGTTAAACTATGATGATGAAGATGATGTAACACATGGTAAAGGTAATGTATCTAGTATTGGAGACAACGGTACTGGTCAATTCAGAATTAACTGGGGTACTAACTTTCCTGATACTAACTATGCTCTTGTTGGAATGTCAGGTGGTTCAAGTGGTTCAAGAGGTGATGATAACTGCGTAACTACAGGAAATAGAGCAGATCATACTGTAGGATTTGTAGACATAAGAACTAGAAAATTTACAGATAATAACATGACAAACGCAGAAGTAACAGGATTTATAGCAGTACGATGACAACAAAAAGAATAGTTTACATGCAAGACAACGGTGTTCTATCCGTAATAAACCCTTGTGGATTGGGTTCAGAAATAAATCCAGCAACAGGACAGTGGTATACTCTCGAAGAGATAGCACTAAAAGATGTGCCTACTGGTAAAAAATTTAAGTATATAGAAAAGTCAGACTTACCAGCAAACAAAGATTTTAGAGATGCTTGGGTCGCTGACGAAGCAGATTTAACAGATGGAGTAGGAGCATGAGTATTGTTAAAATAGATTTAGCAAAAGCTAAAGAAATGCACAAAAAAAGAATTAGGCATGCAAGAGCCCCTCTTTTTGCAGATCTTGATGTACAGTTTCAAAGAGCAATGGAAACTTCAGCAGACACAAGTGCTATTGTAGCAAAAAAACAAGCACTAAGAGATGCAACTGCTACTGATGCTATAAATAATGCAACTAATGAAGAGGAGTTAAAAGCAGAATGGAATACAGCTTTATTAGGTGAAAGCCCTTATAGATAGTGGAGTTACCCACAATAAAGTTACCACCCACCTTTAAGGTGCAAACCCCATCTTTACCTCTCCCTACAGCAGATGTTCCCTCATATCAACCTTTGGTCGTACCTCCGCAAGATTTACGAAGACCCGAGGGTACAGAGGAGGTGCGGACAGAAGAAAACCCACCCCCAAAAATACACTTTCCACCCTTACCTAGTATCACTTTACCATCGCAAGAAGTCCTAGTCGCTGCATCGGTTACTGCTGTAACTGCTGTAGCAGCTGCGACTGTTACACAACCTGTAATTAATGCGTTGAAAGATAAAATACAAAAGTTTTTACAAGGCAAGATAAACAAATGGAAACAAAACCGCCAGAAAAGAAAGGCATCCTCAGAAAAATCAAAGAGAATGTAGATGACCATGACGAACAGATGCAAATACTAGGAGCCATGGTGCGTCTAGGCGTAGTTATCTGGTCTGGTTTTATCATTACACTAAACTACGTAGAGTTACCTATGGTCAAAAAGACTGGAGCATCATCGGACATCACGTTCGTTGCTTCGATCTTTACGGGAGCCCTAGCCACGTTTGGGCTGTCTACAGGTAACAAGAAGTCAAAAGAAGACAAACCAAAACAATGAAGAAACTAATTCTTCTCTTAGCCCTGTTATCACCCGCAGTAGCAAGAGCTAATACTGTCACACCCCAGTTTACTACAGGGTCTATGAACAGTACAACTACAACAACTCAAACTATCGTAGAGACAGAGCAAGTTCAAGTCTACGGTGCAGCCGTAAACACTTGGTCTGGAACTAATATTACAGCAGCAGCTAGTGCTGGCATTGCTGGTGGTGATGCAGTATTTACAGTTACTGACAACACATTACCATGGAGCTTAGAAACAACAACAAGAGCAGCAGGCTTAGTAGAACAAAGAGATTATACAAGAAACTTTACAATAAACTCTACTACTACATCGCTCTCTGTCTTCTCTCAGTAACACCTGTATACGCTGAAGGAGATACAGTTAATAAATCAAATCCTGTAGCAGCAGCTACGGGTAATGTGACGAACCAAGCCGTACAGTTTCAAAACAACGGTGCGTCGTCACGTCAGGTATATGGCCCAAACATACAATGTAATGGGTCTACTATGACGTTTAGTCCTTTTTATATGGGCAACGATACAAGACCAGAAGCTGAAGAAAGCTACAACATCAATCAGAACTGGGGCTTTCAAGTTAACTTTATGGTTCCGCTAGATCGTGAAGGTCTGCGGCAGTGTAGAGCTATAGCTAAACGTCAAGAAGAAAAGATGCGACTAGACTATGAGCTAGTACGTGCATTAAAATGTGCAGAGCTGATGCAACGGGGCTTTACATACCATCCAAAGTCAGAGATGAAAGTATTATGCCAAGACATTGTACCAATATCTGCCCTACAACCACCTAAGAAAAAGAAATTTTGGCAACGATGAGCACACTATCAGAACAATTTGCGAGAGAAGAAGAAGCTCGTAAAGCAAAGAAAAAAACAAAAGCAAAGCGTGACGAACAAGGACGTTTTGTAAAAGATGAAGCAGACCTAGACACACCATCATTATGATTGCACTAATTAAACCAATACTGTTCAAGTTTTTGGGCAGCACAGCTGTAAAAGAGCTTGTAGTCAAACTACTAGAAGCATACAGTAAGACTACTGACAACACAGTAGATGACAAGCTAACAGCTCTTGTCAAGAAAAACTTATTACCAGAGTAATGAAGAAAAAAGAAGAAGAACAGGAACTTTCTTTTGGACAAAGGTTTGATAAGCTTGAGTCTAACAAAGAAGTTACCTATAAAGACTTTGAAAGTCCTAAGCCTGCACCTAAAACACAACGTGAAAGGTTTAATGACAAGTTTATTAAAACTGGAAAAGGTAATCTTGCTAGACGTGGAACCGTAGGTGCACGTAGAGCAGAAAACAGAGAAGCTGCTAGAAATAGAGCACAAACTGCGGCCAAAAAACGTATAGCAAACAAAAAGAAATGAATGAGAATCCAAGGGTTATACCCAAAAAAGCAACCGAAGAGAGTTTTAACGAGCTACACTACCTTGTTACAGAGGACTTTCTACGCAGAATCAAGAGTGGAGAAGCAACAGTACAAGATCTAAAGGCAGCTTGTGATTGGCTAAAAACCAATGACATCACAGGTGTCGCTTATGAGGGTAGTCCCTTGGACAAACTCAACAAGATCATACCAACTGTAGATCCATCTTTAGTTAAGAGAAAAGTCTATGGCAAAAACTTCTAGTTACTACAAGAAAAACCCTACTGCTGCGGCCAAGCGTCGTAAGCAGCAGGCTAAATACAACAAAACACCAAAAGGTTTAGCAATACGAGTCAATGCGAACAAACTTAATAAGAAACTTGGTACATATGGCAACCGTGACGGCCTCGATGCCGCACATTATAAGGGTAGCACAACCAAGGGCAGAAAACAAAAGCCATCAATTAACCGTAAAAGTCGCAAAAAATGACCCCATTACTACCAACACCTGATTACTATTTACACAACTTAATAACCATGACGAGTTCAGAATCTAAAAGGCTCTGGAGAAGAGCTATCAAAGAGCACTTTAATTGTCAATGCGTTTATTGTGGAGGAACTTATGAATTACAACAACTCACCATCGACCATGTACGCCCTAAATGCAGAGGGGGTAGAGATGAAACGGCGAATGTCGTGCCTTCTTGTCGACGATGCAATCAGGAAAAAGGTAGTAAAAACTGGCTGGACTGGATGAGATCCACGTTTGGCATAACTGAACGAGAACAAACTATTTTATCACATATAAGATGAGCAAATACACCAAACCCATACCGCTTGATAAACTGCCAGAAACTCCAGCAGTATATGGCGAGATGATAGAAGAATATAATGAAACAAAAAAGACTGTATCTAGAGATATAGAGGTTGAAGGTCTGGGTAAGGGTAGGCTTGTACTGAGTAAACAAAACAAAGGCAAGCCCTTCTTTTATGCAGATGAAGCAAATATAGAAGCAAATCAGAAAGCTGCTAAACAATTACAAACAGCTGAAACTATAGCTAACGCACCAGTGTTACTAGCACCGTTTTTTAGTATAGCTAAAGGTGGTCAAAAAATAATTAAGCAAAGAAAGAGTAATCAGATTAAGAAGTCTGCACTAGCAGCCGAAGATCTTGATAAGGTAAATAATGTAATTGATTTAGTTAGTAGTAGAGCAAAAGGTGTTAAACCAGAGATACCTTCTAGAACAACTGCTCCTACTACGAGTATAATGAACATATATAAAGATACAGGACTAACGCCACAACAAAAACAGGTGTTGTCTGGTATCACTGCACGAATGACTGGAGGACGTAATGTACCGTCAAAACCGCCAAAAGGTGTACAGTTACGTGATGATCCTATTGATAAAGATGCAGCTTTATTTAGAGCACAAAGCAATCCTGATAATTTAGATGTAGACCAAGCGTCTCCTACATTTGGTCAGGAGTTAGCAAACTTTGGAGTACCTATGCCTACACAGCTTGCTAATGAACTAAGAGGTCAAGCAGCTGACGAAGTAGTCCAAGGAATGGTGGCTAATGTAAACCCATCACAAAAAATTGCACTAAATAAAAGTATTACAGAGATTCCCGGTTACAAAGCTGTTGTGGGTAGTCCATATTATTATGATTATAATGTCATAAGACAACTTATAGCTGGTGGTACTATGGCAAAAGAGTTAGGATTGAGAACAAGAGGAGTAAGTGGACGAGACTTTTTAGAGGCATTTCAAACACCTGTAACTATAGGTGGAGCGTCTAGAGGTG